CCCGGCTTTCGCCAACTAACGCTCCAACCTAACCCCTCAATCGGTTGTAGCGCGCCCAACAGTGGTGGAAACAGTCATGCCAAGCAGCGTTGTGCTGGATCAGCACAGCACGCAACACTAACTCAGTGCATGAAGTTCCCAACACTGTCCACGACTGGCATAATATTCTCCTGTGCCCAGCCAACTGCTTTTGTAACTGCCTGACTGACAGTCTTAACCGTCTTTAATGCTGGTGAAATGAGACTAATGGCTCCAGATATAACGGCCATTAGCCCACCCAAAAAGTTCATGCTTGGTGGGTAACTATGAGGTGCGGTCTTTGAAAAAGCGAAAAACGTTTGTGTTGCTGTTTCATCAGATGCGGGTGTTGGACGCATCATAACAGCTAGTGGATTATCATCAGTGACACTAGTCACCCCCTCATAGTAGCGGCACATCTTAAGAAGTGGTTGCGCGGCATAAGAAATACCGCGCACCGCAATTACATAAGTGGCCATGTTTAAGTCAATGACATCAGGTTCACCTCCTGATGCCGTTAATGCGGTTTGTTCGGAATCGCCCTTGAAGAGAGCTTTGATTGGTGCTAAATTAATCCAATCCTTAAGGCTAAACACCGGCTGTGCGATGTGTCTTACCATGTAGATTCCGTTTTGGTCTTTCATCAGGCCCGCGCAAAACTTCGGGTCTACTTGCACTAATGACCTGGTATTGATATTTGGGGCTGACCATGCTGTCGCTCTAAGCAGAGTGCCCCCAGTAGGATCAGTCGCGGTAACTTGTGCGTACCCAGTGATGACAAGGGTAGTGTTCCATTCAAAATCGAAAGTGTTACCCGTGTTATTCATGAAGAATAGCGCTTTTGGTGCACCTGTCGCAGGTTTGTATACCCCGACATTCAACGGGATGTTGGTTCCATAATTAATGGTGCCGTGTGACCAAGACGCTCCGCTATCCAACTTGGAATAGTACGTTCCGGTGTATGGCGCTGCAACAGTTGGGGTCATTTGGTAATTCCCACCGGTGGTTGTGGCTTGTGCTAACAAAATAGTAGCAAAGGATGATACCATGTCGCCATTAGCACCCTGCATTTGAAAATGCGTCGGCACGGGGTACGTGTCTGGTGCACCGAAATCAAAAGTAACCGTGAACGCAACTCTCTGCGTCAACGTGGACAGTGTGACGTTGTCATTTGGGAATTGTGCGCTGACTATAGTCCCCTGGTCCCACAGTGTCGGCGTGTTATGCATAAGGACAATACCATCTCCGATCATCCGTCCTTGAGAAAATATAGTGCTTTGCCCAGATGCAGCATTATAACCCAGATTAGCAGCGGTGTAGACCACATTACTAAAATAGAACTCTCCGTCAACATTAGCCCATTTGGGGTACACAATGCCTTCAGCATCATTATATGCTCGCCATATTTCGGCTTGTTGCGCATCGGTCGGTTCCTGGTTCGTTCGCGACGCAATCAATATTGCGCAAATTCTGAAGCACGGGGGTGATACCAGCCACAGGCCCCAATTCTGGGTCGAATTAGAACTGCTCGACTCCGCACTCCAAGGAGGTATGATGGTCTCCACTCCTCTGAACGGCCAGAGGCCGCTCAGCGCGACTGCGCCGTCCGTCGGTCGACCGTCGCCTGCTAGTGGTTTCTCCTCGGCGCCACATGGATTGAGTGCTATCATAAGGAACGCTTCTCCATCCGGGCTTATCGCTTCTGGTTCCGTGGCGTATTTTATGACATCCCGAGCAATCGCAGCGCTCGCTCCATGAAACCCAAGCGTTCTCTGCCCACCAAAATTCCTGATTTTCTGTTGGCGCATGGCAGCGGCCTGCTTCCTGCTCGCTCTGGTTTCCACTCGATTCTCCACGTTCTCCACGATCTTCTCTACTTCCTTCGCAGCAGCGTTGTGGCGTACTGGAGTACGTTTTGTGCTCCGGGTCGTTTTCTTGGAATTCGGCATGGTGATTTAAATATGTATAAACTGGTGGTATTTCAATGGGTGCGGTGTCTAGTGCCCTTTTATAATCCAAAGCTCTTTTAACAAGCCTAGCGTACTCTAATTCTTTACGTACAATATTGTAATCCGACTCGTTAGGTGGTCCTCTACGCTCTACGCGCGCCTTATGGCAAGCAAATTGTGACAAGTAAAATTCAAA